GCGTCCCCCACTACTCCTGTCAAGGAGTAGCCCGCAAGCTATCGCTAGATAGCTCCTGAAAGCTTTGGCAAGCTTTCAGACCAAACCCATTTGATTCGGAACGTATGGGCACGTTCTTGGCTCTGACGGAACTCACGCTGGTGGTAAGTACCATCTCCGTTGTTCTCAAGGAACCACTTGAGTAGGCCGCCTTCGCCTTGGACTTCGTAAGTCCTAGGTTGAGCACGGACACTCGGGTACCGCCTCTCAAACCGCTGGAGGTCAGGATTAAACCTGCCATTCCAGTTAGGATTCGGGATTACGGAATCAAGTGCCAACACATTGGCAGGGATAGCATCACGTTCCAACACATGACGTGTTGGAATTTGGATGAGATTCGAAAGAATATCATCAGCTACCTTCACAGTTCTCCAAAGACCCGAGCTATATGCTCGGTTCCGGAATTCTGTGAACCGACGGATTAGAGCTGCATCCCGACGTGATGTTGGGACATCGGCACGGAGCCTAATGATAGAGACGTCGTCTCCATCGTAGTACTCCTTTCCACAAGACTCTCTGAACTTGCCAGTCCAGAATGACTTGTGCCCATTCACTTTGAAGCCGAAGGCTTCAAGATAGTGAATGACGTCGGCCACATTGTCAACGGGGGCGATAATATCGTCCCCGTAAACGCTGACACGTCCGGCAAGCTGCCGGGCGGGTACTGGTGCCTTCAGACCCGAAACTCCCATAGAAGTGATCACCGTAAAGATGATCGCTTCCAGAGGGAAGGTAAGGGCTGAACCCATTGAGGCGAACTTGTTCAGGGTAATAACCTCTCCCTGAACATCCGCTATCCTAGACCTCGTCGCCATGACGAAGTCGCGCAGGTGCGGCCACTTCGATAATAGTCGTGAGACCATTTCGAGATGGACGCGGTCAGACGCTTCACTCAGATCGAGTGTAGCAAAGGAACCGGAGATTGACGAAGAATGCGCCATTCTCTGATTCCGAGTCTGATCTGTAAAACCAAGAATCTCGCGAAGATGAGACTTCTCCACCTCACGGTAAAGAAGCTCCTTGAGACCCTGCTGTGCATACTGCATAGCAGAAGGCTCAATTGCGATGATTCGAGGTTTAGCCTGAGTTTTCGGAACAGAGATAACCCGCACGGGTATCTCATCCTCAGTGGGCACCGGTTCCATGGAGTCCCAGTACGGGAGGTTTCTGGTGTAACGCCAACGAGGGAAAGTATCCTCGAGACGTTGCGGCCAGTAACCAAAGTCCCAGCGAGCTGCGTGATCAAGTCGATCAGCAACAGCGCCGGGTCCATGGGACGGGAGAAGTTCAAAGTGTGAGACGCTAGTCTCTGCAGTATTGAAAATCTCCCCGAATAGGACAAAGGCATGTCTTTCAAATGCCTCCCAGAGATCGGCGGAAATACCGTCATCAAAATGGGCTCCTAGTTCGCGGTCGGTCTGGATAAACCCGATCATGGCTGCGCGCTCCCTTTCGGGAGTGCACAGCCTGTCGAGCTTTCCGGTAAGTCCACAGACTTGCCGGACAGCCCAGATGGAATTTACATCTGGCTGATCCAATATAGTACCATCATCAGAGAACACACGCGTGAGGAAACCTCGCATAAAAGCGGGGAGCCCTCTGATGTGTCTAAAAGAAGACGCATCATGACGCGGCCAGAGCCCATCACGAAGACCTTTCTCAAGGGCCTTCGCGAAGGATGGCAGGGTGATCGTGAGGAACGATTCACCTTCGTGTTCCAACCGGGAGAGTATGGTTTGCTCATCCCGATCCACAGCAGTGGCGATTAGTAACCCTGCATCATGCAGGGTTGCCAGCTGGAGAGTTACCAGGCTTTTCAAGTTCCCGTCCTTTCAGGGGCGGTGGACTTCCAGCCAGTAACTAAACCGATCTGCTACGAGACGCAGCAAACGCAAAAGCGGACAGACTGACGCAAGTCAGGATGCACACTCCAACGATTGCAAGCGCCTCGATAGCACTCAACGCTCTCCGTTAAGGATCTTCTTCAGAAGAGCCTTCGTCGACGCACCGAGTGCGGTTGTGATGGCATCGTAAAGAGCCTCCACATCCGACTGCAGGACCCCAAGGGGCTGCACGGTGTTGATGTTGACCGAGTACGGGACCTTAGATTTAAGGCCCGTAATCGAGTCGGTCACGATGACCGACTTAACGAGAGAGACGGACGCACGCATGGTGTTCTTCTTATCGACCTTCTGGGTCACATAGAAGTCCACGCCGTTCGTCCGGTCCGAATAGACGTTCGTATCAGAACGCTCTTCGAGACGAGGCAGAGTTGACGCGGTACCGGAAACGGTAACGCTCTGCGGATCAGCAAGCACTGGTTCTCCTGAATTGGTGTTGGTTGGTTCGGTTCTGTGAAGGTTTAGCGCAAGGACTTCGTGAGTCCGAGCGCTGCCAGAATTCCCAACTGGGTCCCGTTAAGGGACACAAGAGGGTTACTGGCGAATCCAAAGGGATTGGCACGTACACGACGACGTGAAGTCGTCGTCCAGGTACAAGCATATGAGCTTGGTCCGACATAACTGCCGGCAAACCTGGGACGTATGTTAGTCAACTGGAGAGCGTGAGTACGCTCAACGGTTTCCATAGCATACGCGTACGAAGTCAAGATACGGTTGGAAGAAGCTGCCTCGGCAGCTTGGAGAGAGGATCCAATATGGAGTCCCCAATCCACCAACCAGGACCACGGGGTAAGTTCCCACAGAACGGATGGAGTGATGTCGGTACTCATGAGCGTCGAGAGACGGTCCATGAATGACGACGGATCAAATCCAGCCTTGGGAACATACACGAATTCGCCTTCAAACCACATACGGCGCTTCTCAATAAAAGAAGTAGTCGCAGTGGCGGTGAGGCGAGCGCCAACAAGAATGTTGCCGCCGTGCAAATGCTTGAACAGAGGGGTTGAAGATATTGGTATATCAAACCTCCCAGCTCGAGCACTGACGTTCGTTGCCGTAGGATTAGTCGACCCGTAGGTCGCTACCTCCGGCACTCCGTAGGAGCGATGCGTGGCACCGAGTGGTTGAAACATCCCATTCGTTGCTGAGGCCAAGGCGTTAGCCAGCCCACGCAAATCGTTGACAAACGGCAACCAGCCGAATTCAACGTTGAGATAATCATCGCCAGCGTTCTTGAGTATCTTCGCCCGCTTCTTAATGGAAGCAGGAATGATACCAGGGAGCCCCTCATGGAGCTCCCCTAAGAACTGTGCGAGATTAAACTCACCGCTCAGTGGTGTCGATTTTCCGTAAGCAAGGGTTCCAAAGCTCTGCAAGTTGTCGAGTGTTAAACTCGGAAACATTGTAGAGCTATAGTTCCCAATGTCAGGCACACAATGGACGTAAGTCCGATCGGGTTGACCTGACTCGAATTGGGTGTAATTCCAGTCGGATCCAATGAAGTCATACTTCAGAAGATCCCACGGATGACCCTTATCGAGCTTGAGAGACGTGGTGTCAAAACCGTCGCGAGCTGCGGCGATTTCTTTGAGCTTTTCATTGCTCATAAACCACGAATACGGATCTGCAGTTGAGTCAGGGACAACCTTTACAAGGTTGCCATGAGGGACACGGGTTCTGAAACCGGTCTCAATGCTACCACTAACCAGGGAATCCCCGGCAATGGTGGAGACAGAAGACCCAAGCTTCTCAGTAAGAGAAGATAGGGTAGATCTGCCAACATTCTCAGTGTAGAAATACGACATCCAGTCCTCCTTTGGATAGGAAAACGAAAAACCCAGGCATACACAGTTAGCCTGGAAGAATCGCCACATTGCTGTGCGTGAGTCCGGTACCCTTGTG